ATCGGTTATAGGTGTGGCGTATCGCTATCTGGCCCACTTCGCAAGCAGCACGGTCTCACTTTCGTCACGACGCTGCACCGTGGCGATGATGCCGTCGCTGTAAAACGACTGATATGGCGTCATGTCGACTAACGGAAAGCACCAATTCCACACTCTGGTGACGTGCGGGCATCGTGCTATGATTTTCCAATTCTGAGCCAAATCATTGACGCTCTGCGCCTCCTCTTGCGTGGATATGACCGGCCCGGCACTCAATCCAACATTATTCGTTATCTTTTCTCCGTTGGTTTGACACGACCGATGGTAATGTTGTTGTCCGCGCGAATGTCTTTGTTGCTCCAGCACCAGCACTCGCCATCCGCCTGAAACACGACCCAGATCAGATCATGTTCGAGTCCCATATCTATGACCAACTGCGCCATGCCTTTACCGAGAGGTGTCGTCATCGGAATTGGCGGGTTGAGTTGTAAGATCATGGCTTCACCTCCAAGGCTGCGCGGGCAATTGCCTCATTCCACGCATCCACATCAGCAGCAGTCGGATTCACTAAAACTACGTTTATGCGTCCGATGATAGTAGTGGCACAGATGATGGGCGCGCTCACAACAGGGGCGGCAAGTTCGCTCATGGCTTCACCCCCGGCGCTGCTGCGAGCATTGCTCTGTAAATTTCAGCCACTTCACCAGGAGATGGAAGATACCCAAGTTTAACCATGGCAACCGATCCTTCGCTTTCCATATTGAAGTTCGGCTCTTGCGGCACCACGGCCCACCCTGCCGCGCGAATGGCACCGATGGCGGCTTCAGCGTCCTCCCTGCCGTCGCCATGGTGCCAGATTGCCTGCCTGACCCGCTCCACCAATTCAGCTTCGTCTTTTGCTGGTTCGCTCATTCCACTATCCCCCAATGACTGATGCTTCCAGGCTTTGCTGTCCCCGGCCCCCACCAGCGCAGCAAATCGCGCATGGCGCGGGGTAGTTCCATGTCAAGATTGTAGAGAGACATATCGATCGGTTCTTTGTAGCGATCTTCATAAAAAGAATCGTAATATCCTTCCAACTCATCCGCAGCTTTTTCCAGCAGAGGGCGTACCTGCTCCTCCAGCCTTACACGCATATCCAGCAATTGCCTTATGTGCTGACGTGATATTTCGGCGGTTGCCTCAATGTAATTGGCAGCGGCATCCAGCAGGGCGACATGGCTGATTAAGGCTTCCGGGCTGTTTGCCAGGGCGCGCAGGTCGGTGATCATGTCGGGGATTGGGCGCATCTTGTTCACTGTCTCATTTCCTTTCGATTTTTTGCGTTTGTGTAAATTCTGAGAGCCTCGGCCCGGGCCTGCTCAGCAGGTATGCCGCGCGATCTGAATGATTCGGTCATGCGGATCACGGTGTCGGGCACCTCGTCAGTCATTTTTGGCATAATTCGCGGTTTCATTGGCATAGCAATCGTATTGAGGTTAATCACAGGCGGCTTTCGGTGCCGCAAAAATTTCGGATTATCTGACGTGTACCTTGACACCGACTGCCTGCTGACACCGGTGATGCAAGAAATATTTCGCAAAGAAAAACCAGCCTGTCGCAATTCGATAACCTGTTGAATTTTCTCTGCACTCAAGGACAAACCTTGCTTAAAATTCTGCGGCAATAAGTTAGCGCAAATTTTTTGGGCGGTTATTCGCGAACACGAAAATTCAACCGTTAATTCGTCGAGAGACACACCGGCTAACCTGCGCTGGCGCATAATCTCGCGCTCAGCCGGTGTGAATGGCTTGCGAGGGGGCTTCATTGGGCACTCTCCTCGCGCAGGGCATCGGTCAGCGCCTTAGTCGCATCCATAAAAACTTGCATGGCGCGCGCATACGAACCATTGCTATATGCCATGTCATCGCTTTGCTCGACGGCAAGCACAGCATCTAGGGCGGCACCGACTTTGGCGCGCAGGGCCTCAATGTCAGGCTTAGGGGGCTGCTGGACGGTCACTGGGTGGTCTCCTCGCGTTTGCGGTACATGACTACTCTGACGATGCCGAGAGCCTCCAGCATGGCTCTGCCGGGCTCACAGCGTGAATTTAGAACATTGCTCACATAAGGGGACGATATGCCGTGGGCCTCGGCCCATTTTTTCTGGCCACCGGCTGCCGCGCATGCGTCTGTCAGCAACCGACAGACGTCGACGTGGTCGATGTAATAGGTGGTCATGTGTGTCCTCTATCGAGTTATGTATTGGATTTTGAGGAAGTGTCGCATAACACACCGCAATCTGGCATTGATTTCAAACGCCGACCCTTTGCAGTCTCGGGTAGTTCGTCGAGAAAAATTCGCTTTCCTGCATGTCGAACAAGTTTGGCACCGAGTTCACGGGACAACTTGGCACGCGCTTCAAATGTTTCAGGGTCGGTCGATCTGACCAAATTCCAATAAGTCGGGCTTGTGGCTTTCACGCAGCCCGAGCAATTGGCATTGGGGAAACCCACTTTGTATGACCACGGCAGATCAATGCCCGCTTCACGAATTGTGCGAAAACAATCTTCCCGGGATATTGCCAGATCAATCAGCACGGGCAGCGTGTTAGGTGCGTCTGTGGACACAATTCTATCGTGGCGATGTTTTTCCTCTGATGTGAACCCAAACACATGCCATTCAGGTTGATATGTTGCCTCCCATTCAAACCGGGCACCCTTCTTCAAGAGTCCCGTGCATGGCGCACCCTTTGGCCCGCTCATGAATGAACGCTGCCGCCAAACTTTATCGGCAGAGGTGTGACCCAAGTCAGAATTTGTCACGTTCTCAATAGGGTGTCTCAGCCAGTCGGAAACATCTTTTAGAAATCTCCGGTTATCGGCGGGCTCCTCATCAACCATATTGTTCAAAATTCTCACGTCACACGTCGAGCCGTAAAGCTCCAAAGTCTTCTTTGCGGCCACCGCAGACGGTGCCCCGCATGAGAACCATACGGCGATCATATCGTTTTGCTTCGGTGTCATTGAGCCGCTGCCTTTTTGCGGAGGCGCTTCACAATTCGGTTGGCTTTTGTGGACACCCGCTGAAGAACAGCCATGAGTTCAATTAGCTTTTCTGGCGCGGCCTTCTCGTCCCAATCGACCGCATTTCGGATGGATTGGTTCAAAAGGTTTTCAAATGTTTCGGTAATGGTCCAGCTCGTTGCTTCGTCATCTCCGCAGATTACATATGGAGCACCATCGCCTACACAGCCATCTATGAAGTTTTTGCGCAGGTCTTGGCGTATTTCCTTTGCGAAAGCTCTGGCCGCCTTCTTGCCGTAGTTATCGGCGGCGTGTGTGTCGTCGAGCCAATCATATGCGTCCTTAAAGATTTCGCGCTTGGGCATTGTTTTATGCTCCTACCTTGGCTTTGACGCGCAGGGTCGTGACGACGGTCTGGCGCGTGCATTCGACGACCTGATCGGGCGTCAGGTATTTCTGGGCGGTCTTGGCATCAAACGTGGCGCGCTCGCTCAGGGCTACGACGACGTCAGCGTAATCGCCCGTGACGCGCTCCAGGCCGGTCGATATGATCTGCTCGCGCAGTGCTTTGACTTGCGCCTCGATCTCTTTGAGACGCTCGCTCAGCGTGCTGTAGCGATCAGCGAGGGAAAGATTATCAAGCATTTCAGTGTCTCCGAGTTATGAGTTATCCGGGCGTGCGCCCTGGGAAATCTTTTATAATGGCCGAAAACGGCACGCAATAGAATTTTTCAAAAATTATTCAGTCTCTGGCATCAATAGGCCACCGACGGCGAGATGCAGGCCGAGCGCCACGGCAGACGACGCAGGCACGCTGGCATAACCCACTTGTGCCTCAGTCTCGTATACGAGCAGCAGCACCGACGGATCGCGCGACAGAACCTCTTCCAGCGCCTTGCGGGCAAATGCGCCAATGGCGCAATCGTCGGGGTCGATGCGTTCCACTTTTGCCGTTTTCTTCATGCTGATCTTCCTGCCTGCACACGCACCCGGTGCTTACCAGCAATCTCTTGGCCGCGAAACCAAGCCACACCACTGATAATCTCACAAAGCTCTGGCGGCATGAGTTCCCCGTTTCGGAATGTGAGCACGGCAAAGCCGGAAGTCCACAATCTAGTGTTACCCTGCGTGTACCCGAAGCACGGCCAGTGAGGATCGGCAAGCATCCCAGTTTGCACGCCGTAACGCCTCCCCCTCATGTCCACCATCGGTTTATACTCAAGGGCATGCGTATCACCCGACACAAACGAAACACCGGACTTCAATGCATTGTTCCAAGCTGCATGAATGCCACCATGAAACCGATGCATGACCACTGAGTCATTCAAATCAAGGCGATGGCACATCTGCCAATCGGGAAATTGCCCGGCAAAATCAAACCCCTCGACGCCTTCAAACATAGCAGCATTCAGCGCCAAATATTTATCGAATCGGTCATCGTGATTGCCTCGCACCCACCAGCGTAGGGCTCGAGGGGCACATCCCATGATGTCGTCGAGGTGCTGTTTTGCAGCTTCCAATTCGTCTTTGACCCGGATGCGTTTGTTCCATCCGATTGGGTCGTGGCGCGATGGTTCGCCCATATCCACTAGGTCGCCCACGCTCAGAAGGATGTCCGGCTTGATGGCCGGGATTGCGCGCAGCAGGGCCTCGTGTGCCAAGCTGCGGGGCTGGTGCAGGCTGGTCCAATGGGCATCGCTAAATGCCACGACGGTTGCATTGGGGTGCCTGACACGCTCCGTCAGTTCGCACTCAGGCGGATTGTCAGGATCGTATGCCACGGCTTGCCGGTGCATTTTTCGCACGTCCGGCTTGTGGAATCGGCTGAGGGCGGCCTCGTACTGATTGGCGGCTGTTTTGTTGGACATCGGCGGGTTGAACGACCTAGCCGCTGTGCTGACATTTCCGTGGATCGCGACGGCGGTATAGACCGCCTCGATGTCGGTCCATTTGTATGCAGGTTGAGCCATAAGGTGTTGGACCTCCGGTCAGAAACGCGCCGTCAAGACGCGCCTCTGTGGATAACCATCAATTGGCAAAAAATCTAGTCGATCATCATATTATCGTTATGCGTCATCCTTGGTGTCGAGTTCGGCAATCGCGGCCAGTTCCAGCACCAGCGCGCTCGCTTCAATCCGTAGCGCGCTGGCAAGGTAGTGCTTGGCAAGCACTTCGCGCCCATACGCCATATGCTCGGCGGCGATTGCTTGCAGCATCAGAGAGACGTGAGCATCCAGGGCATCGGGAATGCCTGGGTGGCAGTGGCTCGCGCGGGCGATGTCCATCGCCAGTGCGCTGGCTTGATCGCGCACCGCCTCGGAAAATTTGAGATATTGTGCGTTGACCGGCGGGGCGATCATTTTTTTAAAAACGCTCACGACATAACCTCCACCACCATGGTGACATATTTCAAATCATGCCGGGCACTGTCGTCATTGCCCTGTGAACGATGCGTCAGGTACTCCGCCACGGTCAACATGATCTCGCGGGCCACTTCGGGGTGTTCGTGCGTTTTGCGAGCAATGGCTTTGATTTGCGCGGCCATCTCAAGATCGACGAGGTGCATGGGCAGAAGCTTATCCATTGGTCTCTTCCTTTGTCGTTGCGAGGTATGTGGCTTTGCCGCCCGCGCCCAGGCGGCTTTTGCGGCAAAATTCGATCGGGCCGACAAACGCGCATTTGATTTGCAGGACGCGCATCATGGTCATGGTCGTAGCGCGCCAGGTCCGGGGGCGCTCGGTTTTGCTGAGGTAGATGGCATTCGCAATGGCCTCGACCGGCACCTCCTCGCCGCAATGTTTGGCGAGGTAGCGCACCGCGCGATCCTCGTGCGGGGTGAAGAGGAGGTGCAGCTTGAGCGGTTCGCTTTGGATTGTGTCGGTCATTCTTTGGTTTCCAATTCAACGACGGGTAAATTCATGCTCCACCGTATTTTGCGGCCCGGAACTAACGCGGCTTTGCGGGGTCGTGAGGGGCTAGACCATTCTCCTCCGCCAGCTGGACCTTCGCAAATTGCTCCAATCGCACGCAACGAAGCGCCCCCCTCTTCGGGAAGGGTGTATGTCAGCACTCGCTCATACCCGAGTGCTTGGGCCACTCGCTTTGCCCTGGCTAAAAGGGCTGAGGCGGCGTGCCGCGCATCGGCCAGTACGCAGAGTCTAGTAATCTCGGCGGTTCGGCCATCGTCAGCCATGCGCGCCACCGGCCTGCCAATCACCGCCACTCCCACCAGCTGATCACCGTCACGCAGTCCCAGACACACAATGCCACCCTGCGGTGGTTTGTGATGGCGGTGGTGCTCTGAGATGAACGCACATGCCAATCGGAAAGGCACATGTCGGGCAGTAAAGCGGCTCATCGGTTGCTGAGTTGCATGACGGCACCGGCGGCGATGTGCGGTGACGGTGCGGGGTAGAGGGGCTTGCGCTCGTAGGGTTTGCGGGCAGGCTGCCACGGCGGGGCCTCGGCAATCTCGTGCATGTGCCAGCGCCAAACCATGCTAGCAGCAATGCGGTCTAGGCTCTCCGTAGACGCATCAGGGTGCTGCTTACGCAGCTTCCTGAGGCGCTTGGCTACCTCGATGTCGCACCACTGCTGGGGGCCTTCCTGCAACGCCTGACGGGTCAGGGGCGGCAGGTTGTCGTAGGCATCCCATTGGGCATTAGGTTTGTGGCGGGTGAAGCGGGTGCGGCCATTGCTCATGACAGTCCTCCTTCAAGATTAGTCAACGCCTCGTCAGCAGCCGACGTGCTTTCCTCCAGCCGGTCGATAGCCTCCTCAATCTGCTGATATGCGTCCTCCAATTCGGTGTCTTCGCTGACGATCTCCTGGGCCTGCTCAAGCAGGGGCTGCACTTTGCTGAGCAAAGCCTGGGCCCGCTTGATCAAGCTGGCCGCGCGGTCGGCGGTTTTTTTAGTGTTGCTCATTGCACAGGCCCCTTGGTCAAAGCGTGGAGTGCAGCAATACCGCGCTGGAAAACGGCATCGCTATTGATTTCGCAGTTGGTGACGAAATTGTCGATCCGGCCACGCAGCGGTGCCAGCGCGGCTTCGAGGGTGGCGGCGACCTCGCCCACCAGATCGTCGCTATCACATCCGCCAGCGATGTCGGCGTGCTGGTCCCAGACGTCGTTGAGCAGGTTGCACAGGCTCTCCAGGCGCTGCGCAGCGGCGACAAAACGCTCGGCGGGCGTCTCGTCGTGCTCGGCGGCGTAGGGACTGGCAGAGTGGTTCATGCGGAAGTTGTCGGGATAGGGCATTTGAGTTCTCCAGTTATTGAGTTATCGGCGTCATTGCCTGGAACCGGTGTAGACCCCGGCTCCGAAAAAGAAAAGAGCCTTTTACGAATTTCGTGAAAATTATTTTTTACCAGCACTGCTTTCCGCAATGCTCGGCCAGAACCTGCAATTCGTTCAGCACCTTAATCAGCGAGTGCTTGCGAGCGTCGTGCTCTTGGTCGGCGGTGATGCAGGCATCATCGCCTTGCGGGTAGTAATCCCGGCCATTGGGCGCGGCGCGGGCCAGGGCGCCGAGGGCGGCGTGGATTGCCGAGATGGCATCGCAGTAACCTTCGAGCAGGGCGTGACCTTTGGTGCCGTTCCTGTGGATCGTGGGAAGCATCATCTGAGTTATCCTTTCTGAGTGGCGTCGTTGCCTGAAACCTGTTTACCAACACCGCACATAAAAGAAAAGTGCCTTTTTGGAATTTTGTAAAAATTATTTTTAGGTGCCGATGAAGGGCAGTTCGCCCGAGCAGATGGCATCGCGCTGGGTGCGGCCCGTGAAGTGTACGCGGTGGCCATCGCCCAAGTTGAAGCCGGTGGCTGCGGCGTAGGACATGGTGGCATCGTCGGACAGGTCGGGCATCTGGGCGAGGATAGCCTTGCCGCGCTCCTGAAGGGCGCTGAGCAGGCCTGCGCGGTTCTTGCGGGGGGTGTAGCAGACGAGCAGCTTGCGGCCATCAGAGAGGCTCAGGGCAACCTCATAGCGGGTGGCGTAGTTCTGGATGCGCTCCAGCTTCTCGAGGGTGGTGGTCATGGTTCAGGCCCCCACCCCATCACCATTCGGCCCCGCGAGGCTCAGTTCCTGCAAGCGATAAAAGCAACCTGCATTCAGCTTTGCAAAAGTGCGAAGGCCTTCGCGGTACATGGCGGTGATGGTCAGCACCTTGGAGCCGTTACCCCTGTAGACCTTGCTACCAATCTTGAAGCAACCTGCTTGTTCAATCTGCGTCATCTGAGTTATCTCCGTTCGGTGTGGCGTCGTTGCCTGAAATCTGTTTACCAGCAGGCGATAAAAAAGAAAAGTGTTTTTCGACGTTTTTTGAAAAAAAAAATTATATGAATTTCGAATGCGCGAATCGAATGCGCGAATCGCGCACTAACTCGCGCATTCGATTCGCAGCACATACGACGCGGGTTGCTGGAGGCGTTCCCGGCACAAGCCGGAACGCCGCAGGCAACGAAGTGTCTAGGACGTCAGTCACAAGAATATATGAAATTCGAATGCGCGGTTTTTTGTTTTTCCTATAGGGCGCGCATTCAAATCCGCGCATTCGATTTAGGAAAAGAGTGCTAAATTTCTGATGGGAGCGTTGGGGCTCAGAATGGCCTCGTTTTGGGGCCTACGGTGCCCGGTTTGGGGGCCGGTTTAGGGTTCCGGCGGGGTGAATGCGCGAATTACACGGATGCAATCCGCGCATTCGATTTGCATGAATTTGATGGGTGATTTGTAAACGGAAACGCCCCCCACCGGGGGTGGAGGGCGCTTCGAGCCGGGGCGGTTTCGCTGGCCGGGATGGACAGCGTGGCTTGATGCTATCATCTGCGCTTGATGCGATGCAAGCGGCTAGGATATGATGGGGCATGCCAGACATTAAGACGATAACTCGACGGAAGGCAGGGCGTGTGCCGGTTCTGGACAGGCCCGATGCTGATTTCGATATTGATCTGATTTGCGACATGATTTCGACGGGCGATTCGCTGACGGCTGTTGCCAATGAGATTGGCATTCACCCGGCTAATTTGATCCGCTGGATTGAGAATGATTCGCAACGTTCCGCGCGTGCGCGCGAAGCTAGAGTGAGGTCCGCTAGAATTTGGGATGAAAAGGCGGAGCGCGTTATTGCTGAAGCGCCCGACAAGTTTGAGTTGGATCGAGCGCAGGCTCTCGCCCATCACTATCGATGGCGCG